TGCAAGTGAAACACCAGAGAATTCCGAAGCAACCGCTGAGGAAACAACAACAGAGGAGAACAAAGTGTCAGAGATTACATCTGAGGCTCCTATCGCGACCGAAGCGGTAGAAGCGGCACAAGCTCCAGTTGTAACTGCTCAATATGTGGCATATACAAAGCCACGCGTTGATCTAAATGTTACAGCAGGACAATATGCAGCAGCACAAATCCGTGCCATCCAAGGCGACAACGATGCACGCGATTTAGTTGCAGCATTACAAATTGCAACAACAACTGAAAATACAGGTATGGTTCCACCTAACTACCTACGCGATGTAATCGGAGTTATCGATGCATCACGCCCATTTATTGATTCAATCGAGCGCGCTCCACTTCCACCAAGTGGCCTTAAGGTGTTTACACCTGTACTAGGAGCACAAGCAATTGTAGGACAAACAGCAGAAGGCGTGGAGTTTGCTTCACAAGATACAGCTGTTACATTCCAAGAAGACACAATTGTTAAGTTTGCAGGAGCAAATGTAGTAAATGTTGAATTACTAGATCGTTCAGACCCATCATTCTTAGATCTATTAGTTCGTGAACTAGCAGCGTCTTATGCACAAAAGACAGATGCTTATGCAGCTAAAATTGCATCAGAAGCAGCAGCAGGATCATCAGGATCAACAATTTATGCAGCAATTGCTGACGGAATTGCAGATGCTTATGGCGTTATGCGCTTTACACCAAATCGCTTGATGGTTGCTCCATCAGGTGGCGAAGATGGCATTGACTTCGCTGGATTACTTGGCGCAGTTGCAGATGGTCGTCCACTATTCGCAGCAGCAGCTCCACAAAACGCAGCTGGCTTAATTACACAAGGTTCAACAAATGGAACAGTCGCAGGACTTGATCTAGTTGTAGATCCTAACTACACAGGTGACAATGCAAATGTTAAGCACGCATTGGTTTACCCATCAGCAGCTATGAGATTCCACGAGTCAGGAACATTTGATATTCGTGCCAACATTGTTGCTAACGGCCGTGTCGAAATCGGTCTATATGGATATGTTGCAGTAGTTAATCGCTACCCAGGCGCATTCCGTAAGTTGTCAGTAGCTTAATTTAACTGAGTGCCTAGGGTTGCTCCCGATCCTAGGCATCCTTTAATGGGAGTAAGGAGATGACACTTGCCTAGTATAATTTCAGCATCAGAGTTGAGAGCCGTATTAGGCGTGTCATCATCTTTATATGACGATACTTACCTAAATGGAATTATTGATACAGCAGAAAACACTATTCTGCCAATGTTGGTTACATTCAAAAGCCCAATTCAAAAAGTGTCACTGACTGATAATGTCGCCACTTTTACTACACTAGGAATTCATGAATTCACAGCCGGACAATCAGTTGTTATCGCAGGATGCGGAAGCCCATACAATGGAACAAGAACAGTACTTGACTCAGATCTTGGAGCATATACCTTCCAAGCTGCAATCACTAATGCCGATGTCGCAGAAGCAAATGTTATTCCAAGTGGAAGCGCGACTTTATCATCAGCATCAACTTATGTTGGAAACCAATCTGTTCGATCAGCTGTCTTTGCAGTATCAGTCGAAGTCTTTCAATCAAGAATCGCAGCAGGGGGACAAATCGAAGGAGTAGATTTTACTTCAACTCCTTATCGTATCGGCAGAAGTTTATACTCAAGAGTAATTGGCATATTAGGGCCTTATGTAGATACTGAGGGAATCGCCCAATAATGCCAGCATCAACAATTTTAAGTGCAGTCAGACAACCTTTAGCAACTGCTTTATCTAGCGTTGCAGGAAATGTTTATTCATTTGTTCCTGAAACTGTTATTCCACCAGCAGTTGTAGTTGTTCCTGATAGCCCATACCTAGAATTTGATTTAATCAATAAAGCGGTTATTAAAACTAAGATTAACTTTACGATCACAGCTGTAGTTGCTTACAATAGCAATCCAGCATCGCTTGACAATATCGAGCAACTCGTTATGAGCATTCTGGCAGTTATTCCAAATGGATACATTGTCGGACAGGTCGAAAGACCTACTGTTACTACTATTGGTGCATCAACAATGTTGATCGCTGATATAAGAGTTTCAACCTACTACACACAAACAAACTAAGGAGCGAAATGGCTACCACCGTCATCACAGGTCGGGATGTTACCTTCACAATTGGTGGTAACACATTCGACGCACAAGCTACAAGCGCAACATTAACTGGCGAAATGGATCGTCAGACTTATGAAACACTTGATGGCAAAGTTTACAAAGTTATTGATAATAACTTCACATTTGATATTGAAATGTTAGCCGACTGGGGCGCAACTGGATCTTTATGTGAGATTCTATGGGGCGTTGCTGAGGCATCACCAAATACTGGAATTAACACAGTAATGACAGCAGCTTCAGGTGCAACATTTACTTTCCAAGTATTACCATCATGGCCTTCAGCTGGTGGTGCAGCCCCAGATGCACAAACTGTTGCATTATCATTCCAAGTAATTGGCGTGCCAGCAGAATCATTCACCTAAAAAATAAAACGGGAGCAAACAAATGAACTTATTACTTACAATTACATATAACTCAGGGGAAGAGGTAACTTATACTGCCAAAGCCCCTGAGTGGGCGAAATGGGAGCGGGAAACAGGTAATACCATAAGCCAAGCAAAAGAAAAACTTGGAATTTGGGATTTAATGTTTTTGGCTTGGAATGCTAACAAAAGAGAAAATGCTGGCAAACCAATTAAGCCATTTGAAATTTGGATGGATACAGTTGCAGAAGTTGTTTCCAAAGTTGGTGATGCCAACCCAAAAGTCATCCAGCAGGAAGCGTAAGTCGTTTATTGGTTGAGTTGGCGATAGCCACACAAATTCCAATGAGTGAATGGGTCGAAACAGAAGATATTTATACAGCTATAGAAGTATTGGAGCAGAGGTATGGCAAGTGAAACAATCGCCTACGATAAAAAAGACCTGCGCGATATTTATAAGGCTTTCAAACTTATGGATGACCAAGCAACAGAGGAAGCACGCCGTCAATCTGCTGCTCTGGCGTATTTTGCATCTGAGGAAATTAAACAGGCAGCTGGAACTAGAACAAAGGCTGGCAAAGTTGCGCAAAGAGTCGCGGATGGCGTTAGCATCTCTAAATCAAGCAAGATCGGTGAATTCAGTTATGGATTCGCACGACAAAAATTTTCAGGTGGTGCTACTACACAAACCCTATGGGGTGGCATTGAGTTTGGTTCAAATAAATTTAAACAGTTCCCTGCATATTCTGGACGGCAAGGTCGTGGATCTCGCGGATGGTTCATTTATCCAACCCTTCGCAGAATTCAGCCTGAATTGATTAACAAGTGGGAAGAAAGTTTTAATCGAATTATTAAGGAATGGGTCTAATGGCAACCGGTAATCGCACATTAAAATTATCAATCCTTGCTGATGTTGATGATCTAAAAAAGAAATTAGGCGATGCTGATAAAGCCGTTGAAACTAACTCAAGCAAGATTTCAGAGTTTGGAAAGAAGGCTGCTGCCGCTTTTGCTGTAGCTGCTGCTGCTGCCGTTGCTTATGGCACTAAATTAGCCATTGATGGGGTCAAGGCTGCGATAGAAGATGAGCAGGCACAGTTAAGGTTGGCTGCTGCATTAAGAACCGCCACAGGGGCTACTGAAGGCCAAATAAGGGCAACTGAGGACTTTATTCTTCAAACATCTTTAGCAACAGGCGTAGCCGATGATCAATTGCGTCCAGCCATGCAAAGATTGGCAGTATCTACAAAAGATACAGGCGAAGCTCAAAGATTATTAGCACTTGCTTTAGATATCTCAAAAGGTCGTGGACTAGATCTTGAACAAGTAGCCAATGCTTTAGGTCGTGCTCAAGATGGTAATACTGCATCACTTGGCAGATTAGGACTTGGCTTATCAAAGACAGAGTTAGCCACATTAAGTTTTACAGAAATTCAGCAAAAATTATCTGATTTATATGGTGGCGCAGCAGCTACAAATGCTGAAACATTTCAAGGCAAAATTGATCGCTTAAAAGTAGGCTTTGATGAAGCAAAGGAAAGTTTAGGCCTAGCATTATTACCAGCCGTTGAGCAATTTATTACATTCTTAAACACCACAGGCATTCCAACACTTAACGCATTTATTGCAGGATTAACTGGAGATGCAGGATTAAGCAAATCATTGACTTCAACTCAAAAGAATGCTGAGTCATTTGGAAAAGCAATAAGCACAGTTGCAGGGATTATTCAAGGATTCATTACATTTATCAGAGAAGCCATTGGTTTAGTTGTATCGCTAGCAAATGAACTTATTAGAGTGGTCAATATAATTCCAGGTGTCAATATTGGATCATTACCTAATCCAGCTCCATCAGCAAGAGTTCCTAGCGTTCCAAGTGGTGGATCAAACTTTACTTATGGCGCAGGAAACCCATCAGTAACTAATGTTTATGTTAATGCTATCGACGGCGAAGGTGCAGCAAGAGCTGTTGGAAAAGTAGTTAATCAAAGCGCAGCTCGAAGCGTGCCAGTATTTAGTGGAAATGGAATTAGACTAAATTGACAGCATGGGCTCCAGATTGGAAATTAACTGTCGGTGGGGTCGATTATACTGACATAGCAATAAGCGATATTCAGCATCAAGCTGGTCGTGATGATATTTATACTCAGCCAAGCCCATCTTATATTCAAATAACCTTAGTTGCATTAAATGGTCAAACATTACCTTTTGACATAAATGACAGTTTAGATTTACAGGTTAAAGATAGTTCAGCTGCTTATGTCAGTCTATTTGGTGGCGACATTACTGATGTAACTGTTGAAGTTGCTCAAAGCGGCGCAGCTGGCACAGTTATCGCCTACACAATTATTGCTATGGGTTCACTTGCTAAGATAGCCAAAGAAATTTGGAATGACAACATTTCTCAAGATGAGGATGGCGACCAGATCTATGGCATTTTATCAACTGTTTTATTAGGAACTTGGAATGATGTGCCATCAGCTTCAACATGGGCTACTTATGATGCAACTGAAACTTGGGCTAATGCAGTTAATTTAGGATTAGGTGATATTGACCAACCTGGCCTTTATACAATGACTGCTCAATCAAATACAACTGACACGATTTACAATGTTGTTTCAGATATTGCCAATTCTGCATTTGGTTATATTTATGAAGCTCCTAATGGAGATATTGGATATGCTGATGCAGACCATAGAAGAGATTATTTAATTGCTAATGGTTATGTTGAATTAAGTGCAAATCATGCTTTAGGTGCTGGCTTATCAACTGTTATGAGATCATCAGATGTTAGAAATGATATTTATATCAATTATGGCAATAATTACAATTCACAGGTTACAGCTAGTGATGCAACATCAATTGCAACTTATGGCTACAAAGCGGAAACAATCAATTCTAGGGTTCAAGGTGCTGTTGATGCTCAGGCTATTGCTGATCGTTATATTGAACAAAGAGCCTACCCACAACCAGCATTTCAATCAATAACATTCCCAATCACCAACGCAGAAATTGATAATGCTGATCGTGATGATTTATTAGGCGTATTTATGGGAATGCCGGTTGATATTAGAAATCTGCCTAGCCAAATATCGGGTGGCACATTTCAGGGATATGTCGAAGGTTGGCGTTGGAGTACAAGATTTAATGAACTGTTTTTAACCATTAATGTTTCACCGGTTGAATTTAGCCAAGTGGCGATGCGTTGGAATACAACCCCAGCCACAGAGGCTTGGAACACAATAGACCCAACTTTGACTTGGGAGTACGCTACAATAGTAGCCTGATAGGAAAAGGATAAAATGCCAACTACTACCAATTATGGCTGGACAACACCAGCAGACACTGATCTTGTCAAAGATGGTGCAAGTGCAATCCGCACGCTTGGAACTTCAATTGATACAACTACCAAAAACCTTAACCCATCAACAACTCTTGGTGATATTGAATATCGTTCATCCACAGCAAATACAAATACTAGATTAGGAATTGGATCAACTGGTCAAGTATTAACTGTTGCTGGTGGAGTGCCAAGTTGGGCAACTCCTGCTGGCGGTGGAAAAGTTTTGCAAGTCGTATCTGCTACCTATTCAACAGAAACACAAAACAACACTAGCACTTATGCTGATACTGGTTTAACTGCATCAATTACCCCAACCTCAGCAACTAGCACAATTTTAGTCACAGTTCATCAAACAGGTATAAAGAAAAATGATTCAACAAGTGTAAAAATTAGATTGATGCGTGGCGCAACTCAACTAATTGTTCTTGAAAATGAAGCTGCATTTTTAAATACTGCATCAACTCAAAGCACAGTAGGTGGAACTGGTTGCACGTATTTAGATAGCCCTGCAACTACATCAGCAACAACTTACAAAACTCAATTTCTATCTACTGGAAATATATCTTATGCTAGAGTGCAACAAGATGGATCTAGTTCAACAATTACTTTAATGGAGATTGGGGCTTAATATGGCAAGTGGTGGAGATGTTTTATTTATGTTATGTCCAAATGCACCAGCAGTAATTTATGGTGATGACTATGACAACATAAATTGGTTTGATAATGAGCCAGCAATAACAAAAAAACAATTTGAAGATGGTTTTAATAAATATGATGCTTGGAAAGCCAAACAAGATTTAGACAAAGCAGCTGAAAGACAAGCAATTCTTGATCGTATTGGTTTAACAGCTGACGAATTAAAAACAATACTTGGCTAATGAAGCCTTGGTTATCTAAAGCTGGTGATACTTTACGCGATCAGGTAAATAATGCCTTTGTGGATCGCAGCCGGAAAGCTGATGGATGGATCGGGGATCTTAAGCATCAATCTAGAAAATCCGATCACAACCCAAGATCAACAGGTGAAGTATGCGCGTTGGATATTGACGCTGGCTTATCTGACGAACAAGGAATTAGTCATGCTTTGGCAGATCAGCTTCGACTTTCAGCAAAAAAAGATAAGCGTATATCTTACATAATTTTTAGCAGGAAAATATGCTCAAAAAGATCATTGTGGCGATGGGTCAAATATCGCGGCATTAACCCACATGATAAGCATATTCATATTTCATTCAAGCCAAATCAAACTGGCGAGAAGTTCGACATCCCACTACTGAAAGGCAATTAAATGAAACTAACTAAAAAGCAAAAGTCAATTCTAAAGTCTTATTTTCGTGGAGTGTTGGTGTCATTTTTGACATTCTTGGCAAGTAATGAATTGGGATTAGATCCAGTTCTATCAGTTGCAATTGCAGCATTTGCTGGTCCAGCAGCTAGAGCATTGGATAAGTCTGAGGGTGAGTTTGGCGTTGGTTCTGAAAAATGACACCGAACGAATGGGTCGCATTTGGCGTTGGCGTCTGTTCTATCGCGACCGCTTTATTGCTGGCTCTACGATGGGTTATTAAAAGTTTCTTAAGCGAACTTAGGCCGAATTCTGGCAGCTCGATCAAAGATGCAATTAACCGAATTGATGAGAGAAGTTTAAGATTAGAACAGCGTGTTGATGAACTGTTCTCTTTAATCAATAGGCGATAATTTATTTTATGGCGAACACACGAAAACGCACACCACGCAAAAAGGTTAATCGGAGAGTAGTTCGCCACACTCCTGAGCCATTAAGTAAAATCGATCAACATTACATGGCTTTACACGAATGCTACAAAGCAGCTAGAAAAGCAGGATTTACGCCTGAACATGCTTTTTGGCTTATGACTGAACATAAAACATTCCCTGATTGGATTGTAGGCGATGGCGGGATTATTCCTTCCATAGATCCAACTGACGATGAGGATGACGATTAAGCGATACTTAGTAATAAGTGATTTGCAAATTCCATACCACCATGAAACAGCTGTTAAGAATGTTATTAAGCTGGCTAGAAAAGAAAAGTTTGATTCAGTATTATGCGTGGGTGATGAGATTGATTTTCAGACCATTTCTCGATGGGCTGAAAAAACACCTTTGGCTTATCAACAAACCCTTGATGATGATAGGACAGCGACTCAAGAAATCCTTTGGGCATTAACTGAAAATGCTAAAGAGGCTCATATTGTCCGCAGTAATCATACTGATCGCCTATATAACACTCTCTTAAAAGTTCCGGGCTTAATTAGCCTTCCAGAGCTGCAATACTCAAAGTTCATGGATTTTGATTCTTTAGGCATAACCTTCCATAAATCATTCTACGAATTTGAGAAAGGCTGGATCTTGGCTCATGGCGATGAAGGTAACTCAAATCCTAATGCCGGTATAACTGCCCTAAATTTGGCCAGAAAGGCCGGTAAGAGCGTCGTTTGTGGCCACACCCATAAGTTAGGTATGTCAGCCTTTTCTGAGGGCTTAGGAGGCCATTACAGGCCTTTATATGGCATTGAGGTAGGCAACCTTATGAACAAGGCTAAAGCGTCTTATACGAAGGGTCTAGCCAACTGGCAAATGGGCATAGCCATCCTTGAATGGAATGGCAAAAACATGACGCCTACGCTTATCCCAATCAACAAAGATGGTTCATTTACAGCTCTTGGAAAGTCTTATGGGGCGTGAAACAGATTATAAGCCCCGCACGATTGATGACCATATCGATGATTTTGAGGATATTAGCGTTATCTAATCGTTATAAACGACACGCCAAAAGACTGTTGCGCTGTCGGTAAATATCGTCATACTAATCCCAACGCAAACAAATGTTTTGCGGAACGGGAGTAACAAATGGAAAATGCAATTTATTGGATGATTCTGGCAGGTTTTGTCGGAATGGTCATTTATTTTATTGATGAATGGCGTATGGAAAAACATTACGAAAATGGTTTTTGGGCTGGTAGATCAGCTGGATGGAAAGCCAGTAATGAGCATCAAGAAAGACTTCGTAAGTTAAAGTCAAGAGCGGTTTTTGATTATGACAAAAACTGAGGATCTATTAAATGAAGTCATTACTACGATCCAAGAGCGCGGAAGTGTCTATGGACATCCGTACTACAATCACAAAAGAATCGCAGGATTGTGGAGTGCATATCTTGATTTCCCAATCACACCACACCAAGCTGCTTTATGTATGGCGTTGGTCAAGGTTTCTAGGCTTACTGAAACTCCAGATCATTACGACTCAGTTAAAGACTTTATCGCCTATGGAGCTCTCTATAGGACAGTCCTCGAAGCAGTCCAAGACCAAGATTTTGAATGGAAGGAGTAAATAATGGCTTTCAACCTAAATGATTATGAGGATGTGGCTACTTTGAATAAATGGTTTATTAGTAACTTCCCGTTGGGTCGATCTGATATATCAGTTATTAGCCATGATCCAAAAGAAGGTTACATTTTGATCCAAGCAACTCTATGGAGAGATAGTTCAGACAATTGTCCAGCTGTTTCTAATATAGCATTTGGATCAAGAGAAACTTACATTCCTAACATGAAAAAATTTTATGTTGAGGATACAGCTACTTCCGCACTGGGAAGGGCAATAATTTTACTTAAGGGATCTGACAAAACAGCAACTAAAGACGATATGCAAAAGGTTGAAATTAAGTCAGAGCCAAACACTTACGAAAAGAAATTACAGGAAAGGCGTTATGGATCAGCAGGGTCAAGATCAGCAGCTGTTGAGGATGCTTTAAGAGCTTCTTTTGCAGTTGAGAATAAGCAAGATGACCCACAACAATGGCCAATTGCTGAAGTTGTAGATGCTATTGGTGCATCAACACCTAATGAGCCACCAGCTTGCGAGCATGGTCATATTCTTAAGCAAGGCATATCTAAAACAGGTAAGCCATATTATGGATATGTTTGCAAAGGCAAAGTTACTGAACACGCTAAATGGGCAAAGATGACAGCCAATGGCAAATGGTTCTTTGAGGGGGTTGAGTAATGGGATACATAGCATTTATCAATGGCAAGGGATTGCAGGTTGTCATGGATGATAATGGTGTGCATTTAGAGGAATCGATTATCAAATGCGAAGTATGCGATGACGACCGAATCTTCAAGGATGGCACATGTTTCAAATGCCATGAATTGATGAACTATGAGTAATTACACCCAGTTCAAATGTAATGGCTGCAAACGCAATACTGAATTTTTATGGCTTGACTCTATGGATTTACCAGATGGATTTAAGCTGTATCAATGCATGGATTGCGGATGCGTAGGGGTTAAGAATGTTGTTGAAGCATTACACATTCCTGACTCAGAGATTTGTAGATGCCATAAGTGTGGTGGTTGGAGATGGCAAACAAAGCCCTGCCACACATGCGAACTAATAAGGAGTAAATAATGCCAACATATGAATATAGCTGTAGAGAATGCGGAACTTTTGGATCTGTTCATAGGACTTACAAAGAGGATGATGGGGGTATGCGTTGTCCTAAATGCAATATCGACATGACCAGAATCTACTCATCAGTAGGCTTAGTGTTTAAGGGTGATGGATGGGCAGGTAAATCTAAATGAAAATACTCAACCTTTATTCAGGGCTAGGCGGTAATCGTAAATTATGGGGTAATGACCATCAGATTACAGCTGTTGAGCATGATCCAATTATTGCAGCTATTTACCAAGATCAATATCTCAATGATGAGGTAATCGTTGCCGATGCTCATAGGTATTTATTACATAATTACAAAGATTTTGATTTTATCTGGAGTAGCCCACCATGCCCAACACATAGTAGTTTTAGGTTTAACATAGGCGTTAGGTATAGGGGCGTAGAAGCCAAATATCCCGATATGAGTCTTTATCAAGAAATTATATTTCTGAAGCATCATTTTGAAGGTAAATGGGTTGTAGAAAATGTCAAGCCTTATTATGAACCTTTGATCTATCCTACATTCATTTTACAAAGGCATTATTTTTGGTCTAATTTTACTGTTTATTCAAAAAAGTTTGAATCGGACAATATCAGAGCATCACAAATACCAGATTTACAGCAACTACATGGAATAGATTTATCTAATTACAAAATACCAGAAAAGCGCAAATTGCTGAGAAATTGCGTTCATCCACCAGTTGGCTTACACATTTTGGAGTCTATATTATGAAAATTGTGCCTATTACATTAAAAACTGCCAACGAATTTGTAGCCAAACACCATAGGCATCATAAGCCTAGCGTTGGTCATAAATTTTCAATTGGGTTATCTAATGACGATAATCTGATAGGGGTAGCAATAATGGGTAGGCCAGTTGCGCGGGGATCAGATGATGGCTTTACCATTGAAGTGGCAAGGTTATGCACAAATGGAAAAAAGAATGCTTGTTCAATGTTGTATCAAGCTGCTGCAAGAGCATCTAAAGAGTTAGGCTTTAATAAGATCCAAACTTACATTTTAGAAAATGAGTCAGGTACTAGCTTAAAAGCATCTGGTTGGAAACTAGAAGCTATTACAGCTGGTGGTAAGTGGGAGCACACGCATGGCAAAAGAAATAATCATCATCCAATTGAACCTAAACAAAGATGGGTAAGGGAATTACAATGAATGGCTTTGATGAGCAATGGATCGACACCGATGATTTACGCATTACGACATGCCGTCTGACCTGCGGTTTTGTTAGGTAGGTATTGACACATATGATACGCTCTAGGACGCATTCGCCCTCAAGGCGAAAAGGCGAGCCGCGCTGCGGTAAGCTCGCAAGGTGCACGCTAGTTGGGCTCGCTCTATTTGTAGCACAAATTGTTGGCCTTGAAAGAGCTGAATCTCAAACAATAAAAGTAAATACATTAAAGCAAATTACATTCCATAAGATGAATTATAATTTTGAACAGTTTTACTGTTTAGATGAGATTGTATATAAAGAATCAAGATGGAACTACAAAGCCAAGAATCCTAAGTCAAGTGCTTATGGTTTATTTCAGATACTTAAAAGTAAAGAGAAAGATCCTATCAAACAGATTGATAATGGATTGAAGTACATAAATGCAAGGTATGATGGATGTGCTTGCACTGCGCTCGCACACCATAAAGCTAAAGGTTGGTACTGATGAGTAGATCTGCATTAAGAGATACTGGATCAACCAGACATTGGCGTAAGATAAGAGAGCGAATACTTAGACGCGATCAATATACATGCAATTACTGCGGACAGGAAGCTGATACTGTCGATCATGTAATACCTAGACGCTTAGGTGGATTAGATACTGATGATAATTTAGTTGCAAGTTGTTCAAGGTGTAATTATTCAAAGGGTGGGGGTTTTTTTGTGCGCAAGAGAACACCACCGACCCCCCTGTTGGTTTCTAACCCACAAAACACCTCGATCGCTCACGATCAGGCTGGATCGCTTTGAACAATTTTGAAAAAGATTTGATCGACTCA